CTGCATATTCTTCTAATAAATTATCTAAACGGTATTGTATAGGGTCTTCTAATAATAAATTTGGGGCATTTTTATCTAATATTTTTATATCACCTTGAAAATTTCCTTGTACACCAAATGGGACTAATTCTTCTGGTGTCCAAGTAAATGTTCCATCTTCATTATCTTCAATAGTAAAACCATCAAATGGCACTTTAGATTTTAAAGTGTTTATTAAATTATTTATTTCTACGTTTTTTAAATCAGCACTGCTTATTAAAGTAGAAATTTCAGTAAGATTACTTGCGGGTGGGTTAAATAAGGGATCATTTGAACTTAAATTCCAATCGGCTGCTTCATCTATAGCTGTTAATTGTAAGGGGTCAGAAAACTTAGGTAAACTATTATAAGTTTGTTGATTTATTAAAGTTATACAATCTCCATCCGGTAGTAATTTACCTTTACTATCTACAAATCCTAAAGGTCTTTTAAGCATAGAAAAAGGAGATGGACTACCTTGATTTGAAACCATTCTAAATCTTCCTTCTTGCATTATACCTAAAGGGCCCGATAGGTTTTGAATATCAGTTCCAACTCTAAGAGCAGTACCATTGGGAAATAAGGGGTGCTCTGAAGGAATTTCAATACTATTTCTTTCAAATTCTATTATTTTTTGTGTTAGCTCATCTATAATGGCATCTTTTGGATCTATATAATCTTTAACATAATCTCTACTTTCTTTAATCAATAAAGTATGTGAATTATCCCCTGTTTTAGGTAAATCATAAAATAGTTCTCTATATAAGTTAAAAAATGTTTCTGGTGTTAAACTATCCCTAGTTCTAGTTAATTCTACAAATGATCTATCTAATATTTGACTTGCATCCCTAGTACCATAATGTCTTTTTTGTAACTCTACTGTTTCTTTACCTTCTTCATTATCTAAAGGTAAATTATTAGTAAGGGATGGTTTTATCTCTGAATAAACCGGTTTATTGTCTTCAAATTTATTATTAGTAAATTTATAACTCATTATCTAACTACTTTAAAATGGTAATTATTATCATATATTCTAGTTCCATCATTATTAGTATGTTTAAATAATACTCTATAATATCTTTCTGGTTGTAATCCTTTCATAAATATTTTAAAAAACATACCATCACTATCTGCACTTAATTTTGTAAAATTGTCATCAAAAGGTATAATTTCCTGTTCCGTATGAGCATCTCTTATACTATAAAAAGAGGATGTAGTAAAGTATCCTACATTTAAAAAATTAGAAGAAGAAGCAAATTGTCTAGTTGGATATTTATCTCTAACATGTATTCTAAAAAGAGCTTCAGCATTTTGATTATATTCTTCCTGATTTCTATATAGTGAAACATCTAAATCTCCTTTTTGTTTTGCTAAAGATTGTGAATTATGTAAACTATCGTCCCATTTAAATGTTAATTTTGGAGGATATATAGTATGTGTATCTAACGAAAAATATTGTAATTCTCCAAAACTTCCAGATGTATCTTGTTCTACAGAATCAGGTTGTTTTATTAAAAATCCATTATTATCTATACCACTAGGATAAGTACTATTTGCAAATAAACTAGCACTAAATTTTTGTACTATTGTTGTTACATTAATATCTGTATCTAAATTATCTCCTTTTAAAAATTGTTGTGATCCTTGAAAATTACTACCTGTATACCATACTCCTCCTCCTTCTGTAATTCCTACTGCATTTATAGAACCTGTAGTGCCCAATGCAAATACTGAACCACTACCTATTTGTCCTGAAGCAACGGTAGTTAACGATGAAGATCCATTAGTAAATGTTCTCCATTCTGTTAAATCAGTAGTATTATCTCTATAAACCCATGAACAACCATTTGAACTTGTAGGTATATTAGAAAATCTTCCTGTACCCTCATCCCAGGATTGAGATATAGCGAAAACTTCTAAATTTAAAGTACTTTGTAAATTTTTATGTTCTACTGTAGATAATTGAAGTGCTACTTGTGAAGTACCATTATTGAAAATAGAGGATCCTATTTTATCTGAAATAGTAGATTGAATTTCTTCATTCTTAAATTGTATTAAAATTCTTGAAGGGTAAAATCTTTGATCCGAACTTCCTTTTTCTTTTACAATTTCAATAATTTCATCCTGTCCTGTATTTAATTTAGTTCTATCGGGATGACTATATATAGTTGAATCTTTTTCTGGAAATAAAAAATAATATGCCATATTAATATGTTGTTACTCGTCCTTTAATATCTGTATTTAAGTATTTTATTTCAAAAATACTAGGATCTAAAGATGGGTATATTACTCCATTTTTAGTAGCACCTTCAAAATCATACTTGTATTGAGAATAACCTAAAGCCGTTCCGCTTTTATTATTAAATGTAAGTTTTTCTAACGATTGTACTCCTACAACATTACTAATTAAATTAGATACTTCAGCTATAATTATAGGTTGATTTATTTGCCATTTATCTATATCAAAATAATCCTGAAGTTCGGAAATACAATTTAATATTATTTCATCATTATTATAATTTTTAAAGACTGTTATTTCAAAATCTAAAGAAAAATTAATAACAAATGCGTTTTTAATATTGATTGCATCAGTTAGCATTCTAAATTGTTCTAAATATGTTTGTAAATTAGTTTTAGTTGCGCTATTTAAATTAGTTAATTTTTTAGTATTATTAAACCCTAAAGTATATAAATTTAGTGCTAAGGGATTTCTTATTCTATTAAATTCATTAGTTAAAGGAGAAATTTGATCATCTTGTACTATATAAGCCTTGGCTACTCTTCCAAATTTTGAGGGCATACTAAGGGTTCTAATTATATAATCTTCTTTAGTTACTGTTCTTTGTTGTGTAGCAAATTGTGCTATAGTATTTTCTCTTATCTCTTCAATAGAATCCCCACTTCCTCCGCCTTTAGCAGCTTCTGGATTATTTACAGCTATAGATGCTCTTACAAATCGTTGTAAGGAATCATTTAAATTAAGATTATTAGATGTAAATAATGTATCTATTTCAGTTATTGTATTAGCATTTACATTAGAGTTAATACCCCCTCCTACTATATATTTAACTGTAAGTACAGTATTAGCAGGTACTTGTCCATAAGCTTTAGTCATTAAAAAATTAGAGGGATCAAACGCTGTATTAAGTTTACTTCTGCCATCCTTAATACCTAATCCTATATTATCTGGATTAGGAATAATTTGTTCATCAGCTTTATCACTATTACCTGCTCCAAATTGTATTTCTAGTTGATTATTAGCTTTAAATCTTGAAACAAATCTTCTAGGTGATTTAATAATTTTTAATAAAAAAGGAGTTTGATTATTAAACCCTAATAATTCAGGATCATTAGTACCTATATTTTCAACTTCTTGAAAAATAATATCCTGAGCTAAATATGGTACTTCATAATATTCATTACCGTCTTCATCAGTAATGGATTCTATTGATATTATATTAGTGTCAAATAAAGTTATAGTTTTAAAAGCTTCGGCTGAACCAATAGTGAATGTTTGTTCTTTTACTCTTCCTGATATTGCATTAGTTGTTTTTTTAAGTAAATAGTACTCTGGATTATTAGAGCTATCATATTGATAAATACTAATTTCTGTTGGGTCAAAACTTGAAGATACATTAAAATCTACTTGATTATTAATATAAAAAGTAGATCCTTCAGTAGATTTAAAAGTAGAGTTAGGATTTAGTCTTAAACAGTAATTAAAATCAGGTTGATAATCTCCACTTGCTCCTGTAGATGGTAATAATTGAAATAATTCTAATTCAACACTTGAAGCCTCGGATACTTTAGGTCTATAACCCATAGCATAAGCTAAATTAAAAAGATTTTCTTTTTCTTGGGCTAATAGTAATAAAGATTCTTTTAATTGTGTATCAGTGTAATATGAAAGAACATCACCTACATAAGCAGCCATTTCCATAAACATCATTCCTGGATTGGAAAATATACTTCAGCAAATTCCATTAATTGATTCTTAAAAGAATTATAATCCTTACTTAAATATTTTATATCTTTATCTTGTGTTTTATTTGATACTTTTGTGTAAGCCATTTTATCTAAAATTTATTTGTATTGAATCATCATTTTTTTCGTTATTAATGGAATAAGTAATTGATATAGATAATCTATATAAATCTAATTCTCTTTCTATTTTAGCACTTTCAACTGATATTTCTGGCATAAAAAAAGATGTTTGAGTATTTATGTTTTCTAATAAAGTATTTTCATCTACACTACTTTCAAATACTAAATTTTTTAATCCTATACCATAATTAGGGTTATTAATTCTTTCTCCAGGAACTGTTAATAATAAATTTATAAGATTTGTTTTTATTTGTTCTTTAGTTGTTAAAGTACCCGAAGTCATATTTACTTCATTCAAAGGAAAAGAAACGCCTATCCTAACATTATTATTAATGTCAAGAGGATTTATTTTTCTAGTATTTTGAATTATAGGCATTTATTACTTTCCTTTTTTCTTATCTATTGCTTTCATTAAACCTCTATAGTCTCTTGTCACGGCAGTAGCTACTGCTTTAGGCATACCTGTTGTGTCCATAGCTAATGGTTGTGACATATTTACGGGAGATATAGCTGATTGGGTATTAGTATCTCCAGCAGCTGTTTCATC